CATATCTGGGGGAATTAGAAACTATTTCAAACAACAAAACTGCAGGTGCAGGTGCTAGATGGAGTACTTGTGAATATTCAGTTGCATTCGGTTCAGAGTTACCAATTAGAAATGGTATTACCGCTATATTTGATGAAACAAATGATAAGTGGTGTACCATGATTGAACCTGGTGATGTTAAAAGGTTGGAAAACACCTATTTAGCAGGATCTGATGCAAACCCAATAGCGTTTGCTTTTAATGAAACAATCTATGTTCAGCCACCAAGTTGTGTTGTGATAGATGTTTGGTATTTAAAGGCACCAGCTGATATTGCAGCTAGTGGTGATGAATGCGAATTAAATGTTGCAATGCACGAAGCTGTTGTTGATTTAGCTGAATCACAATTATGGAAAATGGATGCGAAGGTAGATAGGGCTGGTGCTGCATTTGGTAGTGCAAAAGCACAAATAGATGCCTTAAACGCCAGATATCCATCAGAAGCACCAAGTGGAATAGGTACTAAAGGAAGGGGTTAAACCATGACCTGGGAATCGCTGATTGACAGGGTACTAACCTCGTTCAGTCCAGAAGTTCCTAGAGTTAAGGTTAAAAAATATCTTCAGGAAGCTGAAGAAAACTTTTCTTTAGGTACTAAGTGCTATGTTAAGGATTGGGCATTTATGCCTAGTTCACCAGATAGTTTTATTGATCTGCCAACAGACTTTGTTGAGTTAGTTGGCCAGGTTGAGTTTAAGACTATAACCTTAGATCGTGTGGCCCATTTCGAGGGCTTCTCAAGATTTAAAACTGATGGGACCGTAAAGACTGGTAATCCTGAGTATTATTTTATTAGGGGTGAAAAAATGCATTTATATCCAGCACTTTCTGATGCTGGATTAATTACTTTTTCTTATGTTGCTAAACCAACCCACCTTGAGGATTCATCTACCCAATATGATTATCTAAGATATGATGGACTAATATCTGATCAATTCTATAATGGTGATTCTATATTAGGACTTACTTCTGCTGCTGAAGCGGATGTGGCTGATGTCGTAAGAATATCACAAAAGACTGGTTATTTAGTCTTGGAAAACATATCTGGAACATTTCAGAATAATGAGAGAATTGTTGCAACAGATGATGAGCAGGGTATGTGGTTTCAATCAATGGGAAGTGATTGGGATCTACTATTAGAAAGCTGGGATAGTCTTGGGTTAAGAGGGCAAGCGATTGTGCTAGGAACAATATTTAATTTTGATGCAGGTAATGGTCCACTTATACCAGAGATTTATCATCCCCATATTGTGTGCTATGCAAAGGCAGCAATATCTGAAGATACAGGTGACTACAGCCAAGCAAGGGCTTATCGTATTATTTATGAAGCAGATAAAGAACAGTCTAGGGTCCAGTCATTACATAAAGGACTCGATGGCGTTCAAAGCGTTATAGATGTATTTGGAAATGCATTCATATGAGTTTAATCCAGATACCAATATTTGATGGGGGCCTGGTAACCTACGCTGATCCAGAGGATATAGATAAGACTGCTGCTACTGTAAGTACAAACTTTGAAACTGATGAACCTGGCAAATTAATTAAACGCCAGGGCCGAGGATCCAGTAGTACATTAGCTGGTAGTAGTGTTGCTCAAATCACAAAATGGACCAACCAGGATCTAGCTAATCCTTTATGGATCTATTATGAAACTCAGAACGAAGAGATACGAAGTTGTAATTCTGCTTTCGGTGCTATAGCTACTGTAAAAGCATTAACCTCTACTGAGGTTGATATTAAAATAAGTAACTTTGGTAGGCGGTTACGCTTTGCTAATGGGCTCGATAATAAAGCTGGTATCTATCAGCATATAGACAGGGAGTATTTTTTTGGTAATCATTCAACAGATGCTCTTAATTATGATGATGCTGCACCATCAATTCCTACCACCTGGCAGCACGTAGAACCTGTAACAATTGTCACTGGCACAGGCTATCGCCAGTCAGGCCATTACCATTATAAATTTGTTCCTATCTTTGATGGTGTACAGGAATTCCCATTATCAGATGATTTAGGTTTTGTGTATTATGAATTGGCAAGTGATGATAAGGCGTTAAAAATATCTTTAAAGATGGATAAGTCGGCTGGTGATTTCAACCTTAGAATAACAGGGGTAAAGGTGTATAGATCTTTTACCACTACAGAAGTTGGTAAGATTGATCCAGTATATTTTCATGTTACTACAATTCCGATAAACACCAAATCCGATACTAATGACAGTTTATCATTCACAGGAAACATAGGATATGCTGTATATGTTCCGAATACAGACTTTTCCCATAGTTCTTTTACTACAGCTTCTTATGTGGTGTTTAATGGAAACTCAACGCCAGTGGATTTTGGGACAGGGTATCAAAGTTATTTTACTACTGGCAGTGAATTAATGCCTTTAAATGTTTGGAATGGTACATGGGAAGTTTTTAATGCCAGTGATTCATCATTAGCAAGCGGATCCAATGCATATGCTGGTAAGAATGTTCTTATAAATACAGCATCCAACTACGAGACAAATGCGTATGCAGAATGGATAGTAGCTGATGGATCTGGAAATGAAAGTTTAATAGTTGAGAACAATGCAAAAGCACTGAAGTTAGCAACTGATTTTGCTGTAACATCTTCAAGCATAGCTGTTACTGTTAGTAAGGGTTATAGCTATTCAATATCTAGTAATGAAATAACGCTGAATGTTTATGATTATGCTCTTAGTGATTTGGGATTACATCCCCTGGGTGCAAAAACTAAAGTAATCGTTAACCATAAATATGCGACCTATTTACATGGCCGTCAGTTTGTTGGTAATATAAAATTGGATCCTGATGATGAGGCAGAGTTACATGAGGACTGGATAATATTTTCTGAGTTGCTGCAACCAGACATTCTACCAATAACTAATTACATTCAGATCCAGGATGTACAAGGTGGTGCAATCACTGGATTAGAGAAACATTTAGGGTCCCTTATAGTTTTCATGGAACGAGGTATATACCGCCTGGAAGTACCATCCTCAAACCCAGCGGATTTTAGTTTAATAGAGGCAGAAGAGAACATTGGCTGCATTGCCCCAAATTCTATTGTCAATATAGGTGGCCAAACATTTTTTGCAAGTAATGATAATGCTTATGTGATTGACCCTGGGTTTAACATATCGCCAATAACTTTACCAATACAGGACACATACCAGGCTAAGTCAAATTTAGAACAGTCAAGATTTTTTTACGATCCAATAAAGAGCAGAATGTTATGTCGCTTTGGATCCGACACACAAAATATTTATTCTCTTGATATCAAACAAGCAAGGATAGGGAAGTCGATATGGTATCAGTTAGATATGGGTTCGACTGATAAAGCTGATCTTTTTGCGATAGATGAAGATCTAGGTGTTTTTTCAATAACAAATGCAGCATAGGTAAAATATGAAAGATTCATTACGTCCATCAGGCAGGGTGGAAATAGAGGTAATAAAAAAAGACGGCACTGTGATTAATCATGGCAGTCAGAACACAATAGATGATGGGTTGATGGAAGAAATGGCAAAAAGCATGTTTCAGGCAGAGGGTAATTTTAATATTAATTACAACTTATTTACTGATGCCACTTTTACAACTACCATCCCAGATGATAAGTCTGGAATAATCATAAAAGATACAGGCGGTGAGAAGTATCAGATGGCAACCACTATGCCAGGTACTGCAGCTAAAAGTTTCCAGGTTAAGGGTGAGGTCAGAAATAATAGTAATAGTACTATTACAATTTCAGATGCGTATTTAGGCCATGATACTAACAGTGAGTCTTTTGGGGTTGATTACGCTTCTTATGACTTTAGCGTTCAAGGTAGCGGTGATCAGGCTGTTGCTGATGGAGATCAATTAAATATTACCTGGTCAATATCAATAGATGATGATGGATAAAGGAAAATAATATGGAAATATTCATACCAGTCAAGATGCCTTTGGTAAGAGGTTTTGTGCAAGCAGAAGTATTTTATAAGGAAGATATTCTTCAGATGGAACCAAAGCATTATCAAGAATGTGATAACACAATTGATGATGATTTACTGGAAGCTATTATGTCTCATATAATATCTAGTGGCTCATCAAATACTGATTGGCATTTGGATGATGATACTTGGTGTCAATATAAATACCCAGGTAATATGACTGATGATACAAACGAGGAAGCAACTCTCAATAATGGGAAAGATGGAATTTATTGTCTTACAGATGACATTACAGGGTATGTGAATAAAGTAAATCAATCAGCAGGAAATAACAATATTGTCCGTGATTTTTGTTTGACTGACAGTACATCGCATACGGCAGGGGATAATGCTAAAGAGGCCAGGTGGTCAGCACAAGCTGAATGGGGTACAGGAACAAGCGGTGATATATCACTTGGAACAGGTACTACTGTTAGTGAATTCTTTATTGGTAGAAATGAACAAATAGATGGGACTGCTAATGGGCAATTAAATAGATTTGCTTTCAAATACGCTAGTGCTGCTCCATCTAGTTTTACACTAGAGACGGATGATGTTTTAAAACTTACCTGGACAATTGCGGTGGGTGTAGAATAGAATAACATGCCATATTGCACCATAACTTCAATTACCAGTCCCAGTAGTAGTGCAGCTTTCGATCCAGGTGATTCATTCAATGTTAGATGGAACGATAATACTGCTTGCGAATTATGGACAGTCAGTGAAATAAAACTTCAATATTATAATGGCAGTGCATGGTCTGATGTATCTACGCTATGGACAGGTATTGCAGATGTTGAAGATGGTTCTGAGGGGATTTCAGTTACTCTTGCAAACTCATATTCAAACTATGGAGATGCATATCGTGTTAGAATTAAATATGCTGATGCAGAGTTATAATGGCAACTCAATATAAATATTCAGGAACATTTGAGATTACTGAGCCGTCAACCCTGACGGTAACAAGTCCCTCTTCCTCAACTATTTTATATGTTGGTGATACCCATAATATTACCTGGTCCACTACTGGATCTGTTGATAATGTAAAGATTGAGTTATATGATGGTAATAATTCTAAGACTGCAACTATTTCAGCAGTCACAGGAAATGATGGAAACTTTACTTGGACAGTTAGGGGTAGTCAGTTAAGTGGAAGTGATGATGAGTATCAAATAAAAATATTTGAACTTGATGGTGATCCAGTTGATTACAGTTCCAATTTTAGAATATGGGACTATAACCCTAAAACTATAACTGAAGGTATAGATGTTTCTGAGACTATTACAGCAGTTCCATCAACCTGGAAAGTCATAAAAACAGCAACTGATGGAATATCGTTAGGTGAAACAATTCCAGTACCAGATACAAGAACCTGGCGAACTGATAAAACATCTTCTGATGGGATAGACCTTACTGAAGCTATAGAATCCTGGAAAGATCTTTTCAATTCAGCAACAGAAGGCTTAACAGTGTCTGAGACTATAACTCCAGTACCAGGAACGTGGAAACATGTAAAGACAGCAACAGAAGGATTAACAGTATCTGAGACTATTCCATATCCAGTTCCTTTTACATTTAGAACCGATAAGACACCAACTGAAGGTTTAACAGTATCTGAGACTATTCCAACGCCAGAAACTAGAACTTGGAAATATATTAAAACAGCTACTGATGACTTAACAGTATCAGAGATAATACCAGTCCCAGAAACTAGGACCTGGAAACATATTAAAACAGCTACTGATGACTTAACAGTA